AAGCAAGCTTGCCTGTCGTATGAAAAAAAGCAGGACGTGTACGTTGTTCAAGGAGATCCCGCAGATGTCTTCAAGCGCAAACGCATGACGCTCATTATACCCGAGGTGGTAATGATTGGAGGCAAATCCCCAGAGACACACGCGACAAACTTGGAATCTGGGCAGATGATCAGAAAGTGCTTCTACTGTAAGAAGGTAAGTGTAAACCGGTTTGACGTCGAAACGTGTAGAAGTTGCGGCAAATGTTTCAATGACTTTGAATTCAGCACAGTCGCGGCAGGATGGGCGTCAGACAGAAATGATCGCACGCGATTTATAGGCGTGGGACGTCATGCGGAAGACAAGAAATATGTTCTGAAGCAGTGGAACACAGAGCGCCTGAAACGAGCAAAACGAGAAAAAGAGGAAGACAGGAGGATAGAAAAGTGGTTAAAAAGCGGCAGAATGTGGGATGTGGGTTGATGGGCGGTGGGTGTTTGATGACGGTGGTTGGTGTGGGGCTGTTGTTTTTGATGGCGTTGGCGCTGGTGGTGGCGGTGTGAGGAGGGCGGCCACAAGGGCCGCCCGTACAAGGGGGGGATTGTGCATGAATTGTCCTAAGTGCGGGCATCCGGTGTCGAGCGTGGAGAAGACGCGGTGTCACGGGACGAGCGTGCTGCGGAGTCGGCAGTGTTTTGCGTGCCGCCATTGTTGGCGGACGGTGGAGGTGGTGGACGACTCGCAGGCGGTTGCGGTGGACGAGGCGGAGCGGGTGCTGCGTTTGATCCAGACGGCGGCGGCGGCGCTGGGCCGGATAGTGTGAATAGTAAGGCCACATGTGGCCTGAAAATAGGTACACATATGGCCGTCTTGGGGTGTACAGAACGGCGTGGCCGGGGTATAATATGTGCAGGTGACCACCGGAGGCGCGGCATGTCGTCGGCTACGAAACAGGTTGTTGAGGATCGCGACACGGCGATCCGTGCGGTCACCGAGCAATTGAAGCGCCACAAGCGTGGCGCACGGATAGCGGCTGCGAAGCTGAAACAGCTGAGAGCGGCCGAAGAATAAACGGGCTTCCTTCATGGCACGCCCGCGCGGGTCTCCTCCCATATCCCGCGTGGGCGTGTTTTTTTGTTGGGGTGGGCGATTTGGGGCTGATGAGTTTCATTCGGGGTCGGCGCGTGCAGGAGGTGGTGCACGTGAACGGCGCGACGTTTGCGTTGGACAACGTGGCGGCCGCGACGGGCCAGCGCGTGACACCGGAAACGGCGATGCGTTACGGCGCGGTGTTCGCGTGCGTGCGGTCCGTGACCGAGACGATCGCGACGTTGCCGAAGCATGTGTATCTGCGGACGGGGACGCGTCGGCAGCAGGTGGACACGAAACATCCGGCGCACGGGCTGATTTATCGCGCGCCGAACCCCGAGCAGACGGACGTTGAGTTCTGGGAAATGATGATCGCGCACCTTGAGTTGCGCGGCAATGCGTTTGCGGAAATTGAACTCGCGGGGGGTATCCCGGTCGGGCTGTGGCCATTGCATCCCGACCGGGTGGGGGTTAAACGCCGCGCGGGCGGCGGGTTGTTGTACGAGATTCTCGCACCGAACGGCCAGCACGTGGTGCTGCCGTCGCGGCAGGTGCTGCATTTGCGGATGCTGAGCACGGACGGGCTGGTGGGGTTGAGCCAGGTTGCGGCGGCGGCGCAGTCGATCGGTCTGAGCCTGGCGGCGCAGCAGTATGGGGGCAAGGTGTTTGCCGGTGGTGGCACGGCGCGGCAGGCGCTGGTGAGCGACCAGCCGCTGCGCAAGGAGCAGTTGGACGACTACCGGCGCGCGTGGCAGGAGAGTTACGGGGGGTTGACCAACGCGCACCGGGTGGCCGTGCTGGGGAGCGGCCTGAAACCCCACCAGATCGGGGTGTCACCCGAGGACGCGCAGTTGCTCGAGCTGCTGAGCGCGGGCGTGACCGATATCTGCCGGATATTTCGCGTGCCGCCGCACAAGATCGCGCAATTGGACAAGGCGACGTTCTCGAATATTGAAGAGCAGAACATTGACTGGGTGACGGATTCGATTTTGCCGCGCACGGTGCGGATTGAAAAGCGTTTGAATGAGAGCCTGTTGAACGCGGATCCCGACCGGTTTGTGAAGTTCAACCTGGACGGGCTGCTCAGGGGCGATTACCGGAGCCGGATGGAGGGGCACCAGACGGCTATTTTGAACGGGATCAAGAGCCCGAACGAGTGCCGGGACGACGAAGATTTGGACCCGTATGACGGGGGCGACGCGTTCCGGGTGCCGCTGAACACGGGGGAGGTTGGCGGCGAGGACGAGACGGGGGTCGAGGCGGACGGTGACGCGGAGAGCGCCGGGAAGAACACGGACGCACACGGACAGACACGGACGGGCACGGAGCCCCCCCCCTACCCCCCCGCAGGCGGGGGGGATAAGAGCGGCGCGGAGTTGCGGGCAAGCCGGGCGCTGGAGCAGAACGCGCTGCGGGACGCGTTTGTGCCGATTTTGACGGCGGCGTATCGGCGGGTGATCAAGCGGGAATGGGGCGAGGCCGTGAAGGCGGTGGAGCGGACGCTGGGCGCGCGGTCGTACGCGGATTTTAATAACTGGATGCTCGGCTACCTGTTGGACATGCCGGAATGGATGGTGCCGGTGCTGTCGCCCGGGTTGCGGGGTTTGGCGGACGCGGTGGCGGCGCAGGCGGCCGGACAGGTTGGGGGTGCGATTCCTGCGGGGATGGACGCGCTGGCGGGCCAGTTGGTGAACGGCGCGACGGACAAGCACGTGAAGTGGTTCGGGGACCGGCTTGAGGCAATCAAGGCGAAGTACGGGCCGGAGTACACGATCGACATGATGCGTGCCGAGGCCGCGAAGTACGAGGAGGAGATGGCGCAGTTCCTGGGCGAGCGCGACGCGGTTTTCGCGGACGGCGACATCCGGCGCGCGACCTATAAAGAGAACGGTGTGCGGAAGTTGGTGTGGTTTGCCGGGGGCAGCGACACGTGCCCGATCTGCGCGGAGTTGGACGGCAAGGTGGTGGGGATTGATGTGGACTTTGCCGAGGGGGTGCAGTTTCCGAACGGGTTCACGGCGGGGAGCCGTATTTTTCATCCGCCGTTGCATGACGGGTGTGTGTGTTCGGTGGTGCCGGGGTGAAGAACACGGACAGGCACGGACAAGCGAGGACTTACACGGACGAAGAGTTGATGCGCGCGGGGGCGCGGGGGTTTTGTGATGGGTAAGAAAATCAGGGAAACGCGGGCATTTGAGCTGCGGGCCGGTGGGGATGACGGGACGGTGTCGCGTATCGAGGGGTACGCGGCGGTGTTCAACACGGTCAGCTATGGGGAGATGATCTCGCCGGGGGCGTTCACGAAGACGCTGGCGGAGCAGCGGGACATCCGGGCGTATTGGAGCCATGACGCGAACGGGAGCCAGGTGCTGGGGCGGACAACGAACGGCACGCTTACGCTGCGCGAGGACGAGCGGGGGCTGTGGTGCGAGATTCACCCGAACGTGGAGACGACGTGGGGGCGGAGCGCGCTGGCGAGCGTGGCGCGGGGCGACGTGAACCAGATGTCGTTCGGGTTCGCGCCGGTGAAGGAATCCTACGAAAAGATTGACGGGGAAGACGTCCGGATACTCAAGGAAGTAAGACTGTATGAGGTTTCACCCGTCGCGGAGCCGTGGTATCCGACCACGGACGCGGCGGCGCGGAATAAGGGCGGCGAAGAGCCGGAGCCGGTCCTGGCTGACCACTCCACTCGGGAGCGCGATTTGGTGATGGAAATTAACTCCGCATTTGCGGAAACACTGGGAGTGTAAGAAATGGGTGAGCTTAAGAAAAAGCTCGACGCTCTTCTGGGTGAGATGCGAACGGTTCATGAAAAGGCGAAGGCCGAGGATCGCGCACTGACCGAAGATGAGCAGAAAGCATGGGATGCCGCGTCGGCGAAGGTGGACGCGGTGAAGGCTGAGATCAAGCGGATGCAGGCGCTCGGCGAGGTTGAGGCGGCGTCTGCCGCATTGCCTGTTGCCGGCCAGAACCGGCAGGTGCCCGGGGGCGAGACGGGCGTGGAGCCGGAGCGCAAGAGCGAGCCGGTGATCAGGCGTTACGGGAGCCTGAAGAACTTCACGGACGAGCGGCAGGCGTATCGTTTCGGCCGGTGGATGTCGGCGGCGATGGGCTCGGAGAAGTCGCAGCAGTATTGCCGCGACCAAGGGCTCGAGCTGCGGGTGCACACCGAGGGGCTGAACAGCGGCGGCGGGTACCTGGTGCCCGACGAGTTCGACAACGCGCTGATCGACCTGAGGGAGCGGTACGGCGTGTTTCGCCGGAACGCGCGGATCGTGCCGATGGCGTCGGACACCAAGAGCCGCAAGACGCGCCTGACGGGCCTGACCACCTACTGGGTGGGCGAGGAAGATGCGATCACGGCCAGCGACAAGTCGTGGGGCAATGTGAGCCTGACGGCGCACAAGCTGGGTTGCCTGAGCTACTACACCGTCGAGCTGAACGAGGACGCGATGGTGAGCATCGGCGACGACCTCGCGGGCGAGATCGCGTACGCGTTTGCCTTGAAAGAAGACGAATGCGGCTTCAACGGCGACGGGACGCAGGCGACGTACGCGGGCATTCGCGGCGTCGTGAACAAATTGACGACGCAGGGCGCGGGCGTGAACGTGTTTGAGGCCGACGCCGGGTCCGACGACGACTGGGCGGAGATCACCATGTCCAACTTCTCGAAGCTGGTCGGTGCGTTGCCTGAGTTCGCGGACGGGCCGGGGGCGAAGTGGTACTGCAGCAAAGCCTTCTTCGGGACGGTGATGCAGAACCTCGCCTATGCCGCCGGTGGCAACACCACCGAGAACATCGCCGGTCGCGCCGGTCGCACGTTCATGGGGTACCCCGTGGAGGTGACGCAGGTGCTGCCGAAGGAGGCGGACACGGCGGAGATCGTGTGCCTGTTTGGCAACCTGTCGCTGGCCGCTGATTTTGGCGACCGTCGGCAGACGACCATCGCGTTCGACTCCAGCGTTGGGTTCACCACGGACACCATCGCGATCAAGGGGACGGAGCGGTTCGACATCAACGTCCACTCAATCGGAACCACGACTGTTGGCGGGCCTGTTGCGGCCATGCTGACGGCGTCATAGGAAGGGGCTGAACCATGATCCACGCACAAAGGGCGAAGGTGACGAACTTTTTCCCGCCTCAGGAAATCGGCACCACGGCGGTGTCGGGCTACATCGACACCGTCGGCTGGGACTACCTGACGGTGGTGACGAACCTGGCGGCGGTGACCACGAGCACGACGATCACCGAGCTGGCGTTCACCGAGGGCGACACCACGAGCGCGGCTGATGCCATCACGGCGCTGACCGGCGGGACGGCGACGGGCAACTTCACGATTCCCGTGGGAAAGGGCACGGCGACGACCAACACCGGCACCGTGACCGTGTTCCAGATCGACTTGAAGAAGCGGAAGCGGTACCTGAAACTGAGCGCGACGCTGAGCCATGCGTCCGTTTTCACGGCCGAGGCCATTCTGAGCCGGGGTGAGGCAGATCCGACGACCGACGCCGAGGCAGGCGCGGACGACGTGATCACGGTGTAGTCGGGGAGACCTGGCTATGGCCGGGCGGGCGCGAACCTCCTCCATCGCGTCCGCCCGGCCCGAAAGAAACACATGATACGTGCGAAACCACAGGTGACGGACCGGACGGCGGAAGCGCTGGCGAAGATTAGGGGCATCAGTGACCGGGTGGTGGGGGAATGCACGGCGGACGCGGCGAAGATGGCCAAGGCGCTGATGCGTGACGGGATGAAAGCGCCGACGGGACGGTTGGAGGCGAGCGTGCGGAGCGAGCGGGTGGGGCCGATGGATTACGTGCTGACGACGGACGCGGAGAACGAGCAAGGGATGGGTTACGGAGCCGCGCAGGAGTGGGGTTGGACTGGTCGCGGCGGCGTGAAGGTGAAGGGTCGTCACTACATTTTGCGGGGTTTCTGGGGAATGATCAAACGGTATCAGCGGGGTGAAAAGTGGCGGGACTGATTGATGTGGTTTGTAAATCGGTGGACGCGGACACGCTGGTGCTGGCGGTGGTGATGTTCCTGTCGTTTTTCGGATTGAACTGGCGCATCGGCCAGCAGGAACGGCTCGTGCGCGAGAATTTGAACAACGGGGTGCGCGGGGATATCAAGCGGTTGGAAGTGAAGATTGACCTGTTCGCGACACAGCTTGCGACGCTTCAGGGCGAGCACAACGCGAGACACCATCATTGACGAACGCGACGCAGATCATCTGGGAGCACCTGTCGGGGGCGCTTACGGGCACGAACGTGTGGAGTCCGGCGGCACCCGCGAGCTGGTCGAACGACAGCGCGGCGGTGGTGTTCGAGGTGGTGAGCGAGGACGCGCCGATGCCCGGGGGCGGGCACGTGGGCGCGACGGTTGCGGTGACGTGCTACGGCGGCGGGACGACGCACGCGGCGGCGGACGCGGTGTACCGGGCGGTGCACGACGCGCTGCACGGTGTGCGCGGGGCGGTGACGGCGAGCGGGACATTGCATTACGCGGCGCAGGAGACGGGCGCGCCGGGTGGCGAGGAATTGGAAACACGGTGGCCGATGGCCACGGCGACATATCGGATTTTGGTGGGCGCATAGGCCGCGTGGCGGCGAGGGGTGTATGACATGAGCACGGGGGTAATTTATCAGATCGGGATTCACCCGACGGCGGAGACGGGGGAGCCGACGCTGCCGGACCTGGGGGATCATTTCGACCTGACGACATCGGCGGGGTTCACGGCGTTCGGCAACGCGGCGCTGGCGACGATCGACTACGGGTTGGACGAGGAGAGCATCGGGGAGTTGTTCGCCGAGCCGGAGGTGACGCTGGTGCACGCGCCGCTGGGCCACGCGCCGAGCGACGTGCTGGTGCGGACGCGGATGGCGCAGGAGTTCAGTTTTCAAGCGTACGACATTGACGAGGACGTGTTCGCGCTGGACTCGGGGCTGACGATTGCGAGCAACGCGGCGGTGCACGCGGCGACGATGACGGCGCGGACGGTGATCATTGAGGTGAGCGGGTTCGCGAGCATCTACCTGCCGAAGTGCAGGGTGCGCGTGAAACCCACGAGCATGGGTGCGGGGCAGGACGGGGTGGCGCGCGCGGAGATCAGCGTGTTACCGATGGTGACGTCGACGGTGCCGGGCGGGTGGCGGATCAGCTACTTCCAGGTGGGGGACTAATCAATGGCTGCTAACACGAGTGTGATTTATCAGATCGCGGTGCACATGACGGGCGGCACGGAGTTGCCGACACCGCCCGCAGCGGGCGCGCATTTCGCGGACCTGTCGGCGGCGTGGAAGACGTTTGGCAACACCGGCATCGGTGTGAACGATTACGCGCTGGACGAGGACAGTATCAGCGACGTGTTCGTGAGCGAGGAGGTGCTGGTGCGTCCGCCGCTGGGGCTGGGCGTGGAGCAGGTGATCACGACGCAGAACTACGCGGGTCCGTTCACGTTCACGGCGTATGACATTGACGAGGCCGTGCTGGCGCTGGACTCAAACACGGACCTGACGAGCCATGTGCTGACGGCGGACGCGGAGACGGCGCTGCGGACGGTGCTGATTGAGGTGAGCGGGGTTGCGGCGCTGTACTTCCCGAGTTGTCATGTGTTCGTGACGCCGACGGGGATGGGGGTTGGCGACGACGGGGTGAGCAAGGCGCAGATCCGGGTGACGCCGCTGGCGACCACGGCGGTGCCGGGCGGTTGCGAGATCACGTGGTTCCAGTAGGAGAAGACCACGGCCGGGACGGCCGTGCTACGGGAAGAACACGGACTTACACGGACAGGCACGGACGAAGATTGGTGGAAACGATGGAGGAAAACGCATGCGGTTGAATCTGGGATGCGGGCCGGTACGGCTCGATGGGTACGAGAACTGGGACCGGAAGACGGGCCAGGAGGCGTACCCGCTGACGGTGGACGACGGGAGTGTGGAGGAGATCCGCGCGAGCCATGTGCTGGAGCATTTCTCGCACCGGGTTGCGGGCGAGGTGGTGCGGCATTGGGTGGAGAAGCTCGCGCCCGGGGGGCTGTTGAAGATCGCCGTTCCAGATTTTGAGAAGGTGAGTCGGCAGTATCTCGACGGCGCGCCGATCGACGTGATGGGGTACGTGTGCGGCGGGCACACGGACCAGGACGACGTGCACCTGAGCCAGTTTGACGCGGAGACGCTGGCGGAGGCGATGGTGGACGCGGGGTTGGAGCGGATCCACGTTTGGCCGAGCGACGCGGAGGATTGCAGCGCGCTGCCGATCAGTTTGAACCTTGCGGGGTACAAACCGACGTCGGGGTTGAAAGTCGAGGGTGTGCACGCGGTGCTGGCGAGCGCGCGGTTCGGGCCGAGTCTGCACCACCGGTGCGCGCAGGACGCGTTCGGTCGGCTAGGGATTCCGTATTACGTGCAGGTCGGTTGTTTCTGGCACCAGATCCTGAGCGAGGCGATCGAGGATCGGCTTGCGGACCCGAGTGTGACGCACGTGCTGACGTGCGACTACGACACACTGTTCACCGCGCAGGACGTGCAGGAGCTTTACCGGCTGGCGCGGGCGTATCCCGAGGCGAAGGCGATTTTCCCGGTGCAAATGAAACGGGCGTGCGAGCAGGTGCTGTTCTCACTCGAGGCGCACGACGGCGAGCAGCAGCGCGAGGTGCGGTCGGATTATTTCGACATGAACTTGACGCGGGCGTACTCGGGACATTTCGGGCTGACGCTGTTTGACGCGGACGCGCTGCGGGCGTTTCCGCGTCCGTGGATGACGCCGCGACCGAACACGGACGGGCGTTGGGCTCCAGGGCCGGGGCGCAGGGACGCGGACATTGATTTCTGGGAGAACTGGCAGCAGGCGGGCAACGCGGTGTACATCGCGAACCGCGTGGTTGTGGGGCATATGGAGGAGCTGATCACCTGGCCGGACGCGCGGTTCCGGAAGGTGTACCAGACGCTGGAGCAGTACCAGGCGCAGGGCGCGCCGCTGGAGGTGGTGCGGAAATGAGTGATGTGTTTGATAAGAAAAGCGTGAAGGTGACGTTGTGCGGGCGGGACTATGTTTGGGAGGAGCCGGTGCGGCGGGTGAGCCGGGCGTGGATGCGGGACCTGGTGTCGATCAAGGCGAAGGTGCCGGAGGAAGTCGAGGACGATGCCGACGCGGACAGCCTGGTGAACATTGAGAAGCACATGGTGTTGATGGAAGTCATTGACGATGTGCTGGACTTTTTCTACAAGCACCACGCGGGGATGGCGGCGGACCGGGCGGTGCTGGACAACGCGGGCGAGCAGGAAATCAGCGAGGCGTTCGCCGCGCTGGCGGAGTTTGTTGCCCGCCCTTTCGCGAACGCGGCGGCGGCGGGGGACGCGGACGGGTCGACGAGCATGCCGAGTCCCGGTGCTACGAGCTGATGATGGCCGAATGGGGCATCCCGTTCGATCACATCGAGGAGCGGTGGACGGACCGGCAGTTTTTGGAGATGACGGACATGCTGACAGAACGGTTGAAACGGCAGAGCGGCCAGAAGCAGGGCGGCGGCGGCGGCCTGGTGGCGCAGCTGCGGTCGATGGGGGTGGCGCGATGAAGTTGGTGTTTGTGAAGGATTGGCGCGGCTACCGCGCTGGCGACCGGATCGAGGTCGGCGGGGGCGTGGCGGATGAGTATTTGCGGCGGGGTGTTTGCGAGGTGGTTGAGGTGGCGACGCGTGCGCCGGAGCGGCGCGAGCGGGCGCAGCGGGTGCGGCGGGGTTGATGCGCGGAATGGGAATGATGGGAGGAATGGGAAGCATGGGCCGGGGGATACGGGGGTTGTTGTGAATTACTTGAACCGGCGGGAGCAGACGGACGCGGAGCGCGTGGCGGAGATGTGCCGGGATGCGGCGGCGCAGATTTACGCGACGCGCGAGCAACCGAGTCTGGCGTATCAGCAGCGGGTGGCGCGGCTTTTGTTTATGACGATTGCGCACGAGAGCGGCGCGTTCCGGTGGCGGCGGCAGTTGGGGTTCCGGGCGGACAGCGACCGGGGGGCGTTCGGGCTGGGTCAGTGCGAGCGGGGTTCGATAATGGACAGCACTAAGTTTTGCGATGCGCGTCCCGCTGTTGAATCGCGGGTGCGGTCGTTTTTGTTCGACTGGCCCGGGTGGAGCAGTTGGCCGTTGATGCGTTCGCATTTGCAGACATTGGAGGGCGACCGGCTCAGCGTGGCGTTGTGTCGGCTGCATTATTTGCGGGTGCCGACGCTGGTGCCGGGCGGGTTGGAGGACCAGGCGCGGTATGCGAAGCAGTGGTACAACACGGCGCTGGGCAAGGCTACTTGGCAGCAGTATCGGGATGCGTTTTTGCGGTTGTGGCCGGAGGCGGTGTGACGCGGCTGGGATGGGAGTAATGGGAGTTATGGGAATGATGAGGGCTTTGGTTCTGGTGATGGTGTTGGCTGGTTGCGCGACGCCGGTGCGCGAATTCACCGTTCGGTATCCCGACGGGCGCGTGGAGACGGTGAGGGAGACCGACGCGGAGGCGATGCGCGCGCAGCTCGAGGCCTTGGAGTCGGCGGTCGCGTTGTACCAGGGGCTGGCGGAGTGGTCGGGCGAGCGGGACCGCGCGGACTACGAGCGCCGGGCCGAGGAGCGGGCTGCGCGCGCGGCGGAGCTGCGGCAGGTGTTGGAGGCTCTCGGGCGATGACGGCGGCGTGGCAGTGGGCTGAGGGCGGGCGCAAGGGGCGGCTGCTGGAGGTGTATCGACGGTGGACGCGACACGGGGTAGTGACCGTGCCTGCGGGGTTTGTGACGGATTTCGCGTCGATACCGCGTTTGTTCTGGACGCTGATACCGAAACTCGGGCCGTACAACATGGCCGCAGTGATACATGACTACCTATACCGCACGCAACCGGACGGTTGGACGCGGCGGATGGCGGACGAGGTGTTCTATGATTTGATGCGCGAGGACGGCGTACGCGCGTCGCGCGCTTGGACGATGCACCGGGCCGTGCGGCTCGGGGGTTGGGTTAACTGGCGGCGCGCACGGCGCGCAGGAGGGTGAGTGAGTTATGGCGGCGATAACACGGGAGCCATATGAGCGGGTATACATGACGCGGGTGTTTCCTGAAGGTGATGGATCGTGCCGCTTCGAGCTATTCGTTCAGCGCGTGGTGGAGATCGACGGGGAGGATTTCTACGCGAAAAAGGCTGCGGTAATTAAGACGAAACGCCTTGAGGACTTGGCTGGTGTGGAGCTTGCGGCGGGGGGGAGCGCGGGCGAAATATGGGGCATGGTAAAAGAAATGTCCGGCGAGAAACTTAGTGTGTTCACGATTCGCAGCCCGAAATCTCATCCCTACGTTATTGAGGTTGTGAACGAGGCTCCTGACGATGGCAAAGGCGTCGAGGCTCCTGACGATGGCAAAGGCGTCGAGGCTCCTGACGATGGCAAGCCCCCATCACCGTGGGCGAGAAGGTTGTCACGTTCGAGCGAGCTATGGACGGGCTGGTAGAAATAGCACGGAGTAAGTAATCATGGCAACCCTTTATGCCAAGGCGAATCACAACTGGTCTGCTCGTGACACAGACAATTGGACGCTAACGCAGGACGGCACGGACTACCAGGACCCAGCCGCCGATGATACTCTTATTTGTAATGGAAAGACAATCACAGTTGATGAGAGCTTTTCGTTCACAGTGGCCGAGATTAAGAATCCTAACGGTGGCGGTTTTGAGCTGGGCGACGGGTTTACGCTCAAAGCCACCGCGCTGACTATCGGAACAGCGGCACTGGTCACGAGCAGTCAAGCGTCTGGCGTTATCGAGGCTGACACGATAACAGGTAGCACTACCACCAGTACAGCCACTGCGCGAATAGCCTACACTGGCTCTGGCAGTTTGACCATTCAGGGTGTGGGGGGTGGTGATACAACAATAATCGGGTCTACGTTTAGTGGTGGCTGGTCGGTGGCAGGGACGGTTCACAACAACTCCACCGGCACGTTGACTGTGAATGGCGATGTGACAGGTGGTTCGGGTACGGCCGCGAATTGCTACGGCGCGAACAACAACTCCTCTGGCACGTTGACGGTGAATGGCGATGTGACGGGCGGATCAGGCACGGGCTCGAATTGCAACGGCGCGAACAACAGCTCCACCGGCACGTTCACGGTGAATGGCGATGTGACGGGCGGATCAGGCACGG